AGATGAATTTGACTGCACGCACACTGGCAAAAATAAAATGCTGCCAGAGTTTTTGGATGTGTTGCAGGATATCAGGTCGGCTTACAATAAGCCCATGATTATCACGTCTGGCTACCGCGATAAAACCCATCCAATAGAGTCTGCGAAACAAAAGGCTGGTGAACATAGCTACGGCGCGGCTGTTGATGTTGCTGTTGAAAGACTGGACGCAATGGATCTTTTCGTGATAGCATACGGCTTTGGGATCAGGCGTATTGGCCTATCTCAAAAAGGCAGTCGCCGCTTTATGCACATAGGGTATGGTGACAAATTTTTAAACTTCCCTCAGTCCCTCTGGACGTATTAGGAGAAAACAAAATGGAATTTATTATTAACTTAGCAATTGAGCACAGCGCAACACTCGCTGTAGGCGCTGCCGCTGCTTTCGGGTTTCTTATTCGTCACCTTGCGGATTGGATTGATGCAAAAGCAAAAGAGCCACAAAAAGATTTTTATGATGTACTTAAAGAGGTTAAAGACCACTTAGAGTCCGAGCAGTGATGTTTAATAAAACCCTGGGCATTGTTTCCTCCATTTTTAAGGCGATTCTGGTGCCGTTAGGGTGGTTTTTGATCGGCATGTACCGCACTAGGGCTAAAACGTCTGAGGCGGCTTTAAAATCAGTTAGGAAAGCAAATGAAATTAAAAATAAAGTTTTGTCTGATTCTAAGTACCGTGATCGTATTGAGCGGATGTTCGGCAAAAAATAACGTAGGATTTTGTGAAGGATATACAGTTGTGGACTACAACGCATGCCCTGCGATAGAAAACACAATCAATAACGCAATTTACTCGGAGTTATGTTTATGAGTTTTGGATTTGGTATGGGCTTTGGTCTTGGATCATCTGCGGCTGCTGCAAGCGCCCCAACATATGAGGGAATGCGCGTCAAATTCACGTTTGGTAGTGGTGTTCGCTCAGATGTTTACGGTGTGTTTTTAATGGATGCAGAGGGTAACAACATTACACCAAACACGCACGTTACCAACGATGTGGGCAATAACTTTGACAGTCTTTCTGCTGGCGAAATTACTGTCGATAACAACGAGGGCAGTGGTAATATTTTGCCCATGACGCTAACAAAGGGTCAGTGTAGAACGGCCCTTGCTGGCGGCATTGACGTAAACATATACATGAAATTCGATGAGCCGCAGCCGTTGCCAGAATACATTTACGTCTCAAACGGTACGGATTACTGGGATACAATAACTTTTTACACCTATGTTGACGGTAAGGAGGTTGAGGTTACGCCAAGCGCATCACCAGCCAATAGCTCAGATACAGCTGATGAGATGGACCTTTCTGGCATGGGTAGGTATTTTTACAAATATACGTTTGGCGGCAGTGTTTCTTTCCCCGCTATCCCAGTCAAAGCAACTGGCACAGGCTACCTAGACAGCGTAATCGCTGGTGTTTGTGGCGAATACTCCCCAATGGACTTGGATAGCTTTGACCCAGACACAGACACAACGCAGCTTGACAACCTTATTGGGACGCCTGCACTGGGTGAAAGCGTACCTTTGAAAAATGGTATTGGCGGCTCTAACGAGTGGGGCTTTACCGGAACAAAGGGAACAACAACAGCGGCGCTGACTATGGCTGCAACAACTGATAGTTGGCTGTACTTTGATGATTTGAAAAAGGCTGTAGCTTTAAACAATTACGGTAGAACGGACACGCCATATTGCCCTTTTTTTGTTATTTGCGGTAATTGGGCAGACAGCGGACGGCAAAAATGGTTTTTGGGGTCAAATGATCGGTCAAGCTGGGGACCAAACATATACTGCGGTACATCGCAAAACGTACACGTACAGCAGAGATTATCTAATACATCAGAAGAGACTGTCATTTTAACAGATAATACTGTTAACCCTACTGTTTATGCGGTATTTCCAGACGGGACAGATTTTTGTTTTATAATTAGTTTAAACTTTCAAACTGGCGATATCAACTGGGCGCTGAACACAAGTACAGCTTACAACAATACTGCGCCTTGGGATATTGGAAATTATAAAAATATCTTGCAGGCCAGACAAGAGACTCAAGGCGGTGATAATGGCTTTAATCAAGCGGCGTATCCCAATGGTGGACGCTGGGGCGTAACTTGTCAGCCTGACCTTGGAAGTACAACAGAGCTATTTAAAAACGGCTTCCCTAGCGGCGACCCCGGATGGACTGATGGCGACGAATTACATAGATTCGCTTTTGGTGTTACAGACGAGATATTAGGAGATGACGAAATGGCAGCAATCATGTCGTACATGGAAACAGCCAACGGGAAGACATACGTTTCTTAATTCGGCTGGTGACGAGTAGAGCGCAGTTCCTCTATTTCTTCGCGTCTCTCATTGAAAAACTTTTCCAATGCCACAGCCACACGCGCATTCTCAACCGCGTCTTTATTAGAAGCACCCGTTTGTTTAAAGTGGGCTGTTAGTCTCTCTATTTCTTTTCCTGTGTCAATCATCACTCACCTCGCTTGTATTGGTTGTGTGCGGTTAGGGCTTCATAAATAGCCCCTTGCTCTTTTGGCATTACATTACTAATAACTTTAGCAGCAATTAACATCCTTGCACCGTCCAAAGCCCCCGCCATCTTCTCCATGACCTGTTCTGTGGAGCAAACAGAGGGGATCGAACCCTCGCTTCTAGATTGGAAATCTAGCGGACTACCATTATCCGATGCTTGCGAGTCTTGTTGTTGCAGGGCGGCGCGGATTATATATGATTTATCCAGCCAAAACTGATCTAAACCCCTCTGGTGATGGTCTTGATGGAGCGCGTCCAGCTTTACTACAACAATGTCCAAGGCCTCCAAAGCCTTCTGCCTGTCTTCTGGTGGAGGTGGGTTTATCTCTGATTTATAATCATCAATAGCCCCTTCAAGGTTGTCTATATAAATCTCCCGACAAGGGATGCATTTACATGTCGGTCTTACTTTTGCTTGGTATTTCTTAAAATATTTACATGCTGCATTCTTCATTTGTTTTTCTCCTTTATTTGTTAGCCTTGAAAAACGACTGCGCAAAATGCGGGTCGGTCATGCTGCGCCTTGCTTGTTGCGGCTTAAAGTTATCTGGCAGAACGTATTCGTTCGGAAGGCTTGGAAGTACCCTATTATTCACCGCACACCTCGCTTTTTCTTCCTGAGTCATCTTCCTTTTAGATTTCTTTGGCATATTATAATAACCCCATAAATCAGTTCGCTTTGTGTAATTTGCGCCGTAATCGCTAGGATTAAATGTAAGCGGCGGCTTTCCAAGTAGTTGGCGCAAGTATCCCATAGGGTTCTCAAGCGCCCAAAATTTTAGCCCTTTGTGATAACGGCAATACCATATTATTTCTAAACATCTATGCACCAGCTCAAACCCACCCTCCAAGTCCCTTGGTGTCTTCGCCGTTGTTCTCGCAAGGGAAAACATCGTGCATGTCGGCGCTGCCAATATGCCATACACGCTAGGCATTTCTTTGTATTCTTCCCAGTCAAAAACATCGTGGTGAGGGTGAGTAATTATGCGGACATCATAACCAGCGTCACTATATGGTTGTGACCAAGCGCCAGTTCCTCCACACAAGTCTAGTATTATTTTATCGACCATCACTCCTTCTCCAATATATCGTTTATGGCTTGGTTGTAGCCTGTACAGTAAAAACCGTTTTTCTCGGATGCTTCGGAGTGTTTCATATCCTCCAACTCAGCCCGTGATATAACGATATCGTCGGGGCTTAGGCGGACGTATTTTTTTTGACGCGGTGACATGCGTTTGTCAGTACCTTGAACATGGGAGTAGCCCCTTTGCCAAACAAAGCCGCTTACCCATATCTCTTTCTGCATTTCATCGGTCATCGCTTTATCTCCTCAAGCAGGCCCTCTAAAGCCGCCATTATAAAAACAACAGCCGTAAATATTAGCGCTGGCAGTATCAGCACCGCTGCAAAACCAAGAGCGCCAGCAGCTATAGAAAGCCCAAGGTCAAACGCCCATAAAAATGTGTCTATTGCTTTATCAATCATCGTTTTGTCCTTTCAGTGATTGTAAATATGGATTTGCGTTGGAGCTCAATCGAACAACCTCTTTGTTTAAAAAATCCACACGCTCCCGCAATCTCTTATTCTCATCGCGCATGGCTTTGATGGCTTCGCGGGAATTGATTGCTGTTTGCCCGAATTTAAAGGCATTCTTTCTGTTAATTATTTTATTCCCCGCCTCAATCAGCGCGTCTATTTGTTTATCGTGGTTGGTCATTGGGTTTTGCTCCTTTAGTTTTCAATCCTGTTCCGGTGCACTCCATGCAGACATATTCATTAAACCATATATCACCGGGATCAGCGTCCATCACCGCACCCCTCCCAGCACAAACTTTGCACATTTTCTCTTTGAGATTGTCTAGTAGTATTTGATAATCAGATTGACCAGAACAAGTGTGTCTCACTCCCCACCCCCTATAATCTCATCAAGCTTTGACGGGGCGGCTTGGTGGACGGGCTCATCATCAAGTAAATTTACTCTCGATCCGTCTTTCCTTAAAAACTCATAAGTTACCTGTCCCCTATAAACGTCTTTTTTGATAAACTGTGCTTCTAAACAACCTCTTGTTTTATACAAGCGACCTACAATTAATTTTTCTTTCGGGACACCAAGCTCAATCTCGGCGTGTAGCAGGGTGGCTAGGTGGTTGAGAAATTTATACATGTCGTTGATTTGCTTTTCATCATCTGCGGTTAAGTCACGGCAACCAATAATCGGCGTCTCCATAACCTCTTCAAGCCTCTCTAGGTATTCTTGTTTATTTATGATTTAATCCCCTCTCAAATCCACCAATGAAATACCCACGGTCAAACAATATAGACATCTCATTAAAATGCATCGTTAGTTTACAGTCATACTTCTCCGATAATTTCCTACCAGCATTTATGCGCGGCTTATCTGGAAGCGCTTTGTCTCTGAATAGTTCGGTTGTTTTCATTGGTGAAAAACTCCTTGAACGTCTTATGCCCCCACTGGTCTTTTGTAATCTCGATAAGCTCCGATAGTGTGTATTTTTTTGTAAGGTCGTGGCGATTCATAAATTCATTTGTCCCGTACTTACAAGCACCTGTCACCATGCGATAAACAAACGCCCATTCGATCGGGTCTTTAAGTGTGTCAAGAGGCAGTCCCTTAAATTCAGAGGCGTCTCTATCACCAGCTTTGAAAGCCAGCTCTTGGGTAGCCTCCTTGATACTATCTCCATGTGCAAACAACCCTTTGCCATTCCCAACAACATATAAAGCTGTTTTTTTCCCCGCTGGTATGATTTTTTTAACATTTGGTTTTGAATTTATAATTTTCCCCAAAATACCGTCTGCTATTGTATAACCCTTGGCATTAAATTTTAATTCGATGGACATTTTGACCATTAGGAAAAACCCTTCTGGCAAAAGATTTCTCTTTTTAGGTTGGTCTATCTGCGTTCCTTCGAGGTTGAGAGATCCACCGACAGTGAGGTTATCTGGCAGGGTAGTTATCTGCGTTCCTTCGAGGTTGAGAGATCCACCGACAGTGAGGTTATCTGGCAGGGTAGTTATCTGCGTTCCTTCGAGGTTGAGGTATCCACCGACAGTGAGGTTATCTGGCAGGGTAGTTATCTGCGTTCCTTCGAGGTTGAGTTATCAACCGACAGTGAGGTTATCTGGCAGGGTAGTTATCTGCGTTCCTTCGAGGTTGAGAGATCCACCGACAGTGAGGTTATCTGGCAGGGTAGTTATCTGCGTTCCTTCGAGGTTGAGAGATCCACCGACAGTGATAAACCCTTTTTCGGATATTGTGTATTTAATATTGTTGTTGTCTAGGTATTTTTGTGTAAGTTTCATTTCTTCTCTCTCTGCGCTACTGCGCGTTAATAAATGGTGGGGGCGTCAGATAGACGTTAAGCGCTGTACTTGTCCTAGCCATTGCAGCATCCCCCATAGGTTATTTGTCCTGCAATCTTTTTTGAGCTGACATCTCCATTCGCTGGGTTGCCTTGTCAATTACATATTTATTCTCATCAAAATTGCAGTCCTCAATCATGCTGTCCGGAACAGAAATATTGGTTTTGAAATTTCCTAGCGTTTCATGATTGTGTTCTAAATAATATCTAGTGCTTTTATCTTCCCAAAATTTTAGCGTGTCTGAAAGCTGATTGTAATCTTCTGGATGCAAATCACGCATTTTTCCTTTTTTAACTATTTTCATTATAAACCCCATAGGTTAAATATATTTCGATTGCATAGACTCGACCTTAATGTGGTCATCCTCATCTGCCTGCTCTTGACGATACTCCTCAATAAATAAGTCAAATTGCTTTAAAGCCTCGTTGGCAAGGCGAAGTATTGTGTAAAATTCACCGTCAACCATAATGCCCCAATCATCGCAATATTCGCAATCATCAATGTCAACTTCGCTTTCAAATAACTCAACGCATTTAAAGTCGCCGTTTAGTTTCAGCCATACATCAAGCCCTTTAAAACTTAATACATAAAAACCAGATGTTTCTGTAAATTTAAATTTAATCATGTTTATCCCCTTTTTAAAATAACTTTAAAACAGATTTAAAATAAAATCAAGCATATTTATAAAATAACCGGGTCTTCATCAACAACCTCAAAAGCAGCGTCTATGTCGTCCGTTGTTTCTTCTACGCTTTGTTTTTCAGGAATTGCCTCGTCTATGCCGTCATTTAGGTTATCAAGCAAAGATTGCGTTTTATCTGTGCGCTTATTCGGATTGTAGTTTTTTTCGTTGTCGTAATTTACAACGCCCTGTAATCCCGACAGCGCCGCAAAATGATGCTTGCACGCCGCTTTAATCGCCGCAGCCTTGGCCTTCTCTATGTAATCACTCGACCATACATAATCTTGCTTTGCCGCCTTACGTGCGCGGTCAATGCGAGCCTTCGGTACAGGCTGGACTTTCTGCACAATCCTGCCGCTCTCGGTGTACTTAATCACCACCAAGATTCCATCTAGGTTATCCGGCCCATCGCGCCACACATTGCTACGGTCTTTTGTGAGTGTATAGTTCTGCCCACTCTCGTTATGCTCAATATCCAATACATCGCCTTTATATATTGGTTCGACCACAAACTCTGCGTCAGGATAGTGTTCTTTGATCTTTGCGATATAGCCCCGATATCCTATCTGCAATGTGACGTTATTACCGTATGCAACCAAGTGAGCATGTTGTCTACCGTCGATTTTCATACGAAATTGTGCTGCGTCAATCATACATTGAACAATGCTCGTCGGGTCTTTGCGCGTCAGGTCTTTCTTGGGATCGCTGGCGGACTTTTGTATAGTCTGTAAGACACTGGCCTGATATTGCTTGGCCTCGTTCTTCGCCTCCGCTGTTGGTTCATTGTGACCTAACGCAAGCAGCATCTTACCGACTGTCTCTTGCGACTTTACGTGCGATTCTACGACTTGGTATGGTGTTAGTTGTTGGTTCATTATTCTGTCTCCATTTCTTCTAGTTTCTGCATCTCCCAAGGCGGCATACCTATGGGTCTGAATTTCCCGTCACCGCGCGATGGCCATCTGTCATTCAGACGACACTCGGCAAGCTTGCGCAGTAAATATCTAAACTTAACCTCACCGGCTTGCAGCACCGTATCATCCGCAACGAAAAACCCAGTGTCATACGGCTCTGCCTTTTCTACGCACGCCCATATAAACGCATCTGGTCGCTCGCCTGTTAGCTGAAATATCGCCTCAATATTCATAAACGCCTGTATGTCGTAACCGTAATCACCTATCGAGCGCATGAATTTATTCTCATCCACACTCGCCGCTGTTTTGATATCACACACAAATGAATTGTCAGTCGGCACAAAATCAAGCTTAACCTTAATATCAATGTTTGTTTCTTCGTCTGTCCAGAAAATACTAGGCTCTATTAAACCCTTTTTGCCAAGTAATTTCTGCGCTGCTGGCTCTTTCCTTATTGCGTCCGCCATGGCTCGCAGTTGTTCGGCCTGCTGTTGCTTCAAATAAGCCTTACCCTCATTCTCTTTGTCAAACTCTCCCCACCATTCAGCAAGCAACCGAGTGCTGTCGGATGGGTTCTTTGCGTTTATTTGCGCCTTTGTAAGCTTCTTTTTATCGTCTGGTACTATCGCAGCGTAGTCTTTAAACTTCTCAGGCTCTAATATAAGGCAATGAAAAGCCGACCCCATCTCTAGCGCCTCCGTTGATTCTTGCTCATATTTTCCAGAGTGGTATTTATGCCAGTATTTCTTGGGCGATTTACTTAACTCCATGAGCATAGACCGACTCACGGATGCGTGCGCGTGGTATGCCTCGTTAGTCAAATCTTTTTTAATTATTGCCGTCATTTTTTGTCCCCTTTACATTTAACATTGACAGATAAGCATTAATTATTATATAAAAACATTGTTAAACGAATTTTAAACAAATGTCAATAAAGGATTAAACAAAATGAGTAAAAAAGAAAGACATTTTTTTGGCGGTCGCATCGACAAAGCAGTATATGATGAGTTCGTCGAGAATATTAATAAAGATAAGGCTAACGGCATTGTTGCGCCGTCTTCGTCTATCTCATGGGCTGTCGAAAACTTAATGCGCGAGAATAACGCTAAGCGCCGCGCTGGATAATACTTACGGCCTCATCTACAGAACCAGCAAAACCAGAATACCCGCCAGACTTTTTTACAGCTCTGGCGAAATTTTGTTGTGCAATTAAGGATTTTTGTTTAGATTTTCTAGCGTGTGCAGATGTGTCCTCGTCCTTCTTTACCTCGATGGAAGTGAACACCGCTATTTGATCACCAACCATGTCCGGCGTTATCTCAACAGGTGTCCAGCCTATAATGTCGGCGCTTCCTGTATCTAACCCGCCGTGAAACCGTCTGGCGTTTTTAATAATCACATCGCCAGCCTCGCAGCGGTAAAAATTAGCTTTTGTAATATACCTAGAGCGACCAACCCATGCTTCACCCACGTTATTGCGAAACACGCGAGCACCCAGCTTGGAAAGCTCCTTCATAATTTTACGCATGAGGTTTATTTCACTCATTAAAAATAGTCTCCTTTTTTAGAATGACCAAGCACTCGTCGTCTGTTTTCTTTATCTTCGCATTATCCATAGTTAAGCCGCGTGACTTTGCCCACGCCACTGCTTTCGTCAGCCCTTCATCGCCGCCCTCGCCTGCATAAACCGTTGTTCCTGCCTTGATCGGGTGTAAGTCACTCATGATTTTCTCGCTTTCTTTTGTCGTAGTTGATATCTCATTCTAGCCCAGCCTTTCTTATATCCGCGTTCTTCAGCTATGGCCTCCCAGTCCTCTAGGGTTTCACACATACCCTCTTCGCGTCGCTTGGCTCTCTTCTCTTGTTGTATCTTAATCTCTTGCAATTCTGCGTCAATCGTTTCTAGCGGTTTTAATTCTTCCGCTGTATATACGTGACCGCAAACAGGGCAATGTGGCGCAGGATAATGCAGGTGAAAACACTCAGGGCAGCGCTTTGTCTTCTCCGCGCCTTCCTCTGGTTCGCCGCGCTTCTTTTTCTTGCGGTCTGCCAGTGTCCATTCTCTTTCCATACACGGGATTCCGTGGGTTTCGTGATTGTTTGCGTGGTCGAATATCAGAGCGCCCTCATCTTTCATACGCAAGACCCTGCCCCATTTTTGCATCTGCAACGCAAGTGATTTTGTAGGGCGTAAGTCGCTCATAGTCTCGACAGCAACATCCATATTCACCTGCGATGCTAGGTCAAATCCGAAACACATTAAATCAACACTGGTTAAAACCCATAGCTTACGCTCTGCATAATCTCGTATAATTTTGCGGCGTTCGTGCTTCGGTGTCTCGCCGTCCATGTGGGCCGCCGGAATACCAGCCGCGTTGAACATATCAGCGGTGATTTTGCTGTGCTTGATTGATGAGCAATAAGCCAAATTTAAGCGCCCATAAGCGTGTTCTTTATAATGCTTCACCGCATCGCCGATTAGAACGCGGTCGTTTTCCATTTTATCGCGTAACTGTGACGGGCTATAATCACCGTTTACAATCTTAATCATGCTCAAGTCAGGCTTAGAAACACCGAACAGGCGATAATCAGATAGGCGCTTGTTATCAATTAGCCAGCGGATAGATTCGCCCTGCACCATTGTATCGTAATAACACCCCAACCCCTTGCCGTCCATTTTCCATGGCGTTGCACTTAGGCCAATAACCATAGCGCCATGCGCCTTAAAAAACTCAATGATCTTGTCAAGCTGGCCTTTACCGTAGTGCGTCTCATCAATAAAAATAATTCGTGGTTTAATTGTATCCAGCCTGCGCACGAGCGTTTGCATTGAGCAAATATGATTCATGCTGTCAGGGTCGTAAAACTCGCCTGATGCAACGTAAGAATACGGGAGTTCAAAATTCTGGAATGTTTTCGCCATTTGCTCAAGCAGATCAGTTCTGGGAACAACAAACGCGCATCGATTCCCGCGCTGGTTTGCAGACTTAATCATGTAACTTGCCATAACCGATTTACCCGCGCCTGTACACGCCTGTATCAAGATATTCTTATGCCCTTGCGATATTTTATTGCGTGCTGCATCAACGACACGTTGCTGGTCTTGATATAGATTAATCATTTAATATCTTCTTCTTCAATCAAAACTCAATCTCTTCTTGCTCTTTGTGGTCAATCTTAACCCATGCCGACGGCCTTGCGCCCCCGACTCTAGGCCTACCCCATTTAAATCCTAACGCAGACATAATTTTTCCAAGCCTAGCATTCGTGTACTTGTCACGGTGCAGCATTTTCACCCCAAGCGCTGTCCAAACATCTTCAAGGTCGTCGGATGTTACTATAGTCCTGCGCTCCACAACCTTTTTAACGGTCGGCATCCATGGGTCGAGTGTGTTACGTTTTTCCTGCGCGGCTTTTGCTAGCTCTTTCAGCTCATCCTCTAAATACAATTTTTCGCCTTTTTTAAACAAATGCACGGCCTCCGCCCATAACTGTTCTTTATCATTCGCAAGCGCTTTAACGTCCAGCTTATCGGCAACCTTTACAGGCCAAAATCTTCTGTTACCTGTAACATCGTGCAAATAACCATCCGTTGGGTTTACCGTACCAGCCAGCACAAACTGACGTGGATACTCGCTAGGCTCATTCGCATATTTTCGCACAATCCTATCGCTCTGCGTTGTAATCGCCTGCTTCAGCTCGTCTGAGTCCTTCTTTCTAAACCCAGATAATTCTGCAATTTCAATAATCAAAACACCCTGCATTTTCGGTACTGTCTTGTCATTGCCCAAGTCACTGACCTTTATCGTGTCGTCAAAATATGCACGCCCGTGTATCGTCGATAACTCTTTTAACATATACGATTTACCAGCATCCTGCGTACCTTCAAAAATAAGCATGTGGTCAAATTTCGCGCCCGGTCTGAATACGCGCGTAACCGCTGCGACCATCCACTTACGGCCTATCGCGGCTATATAATTCGGGTCATCTTCTTCGGCTCCGCAATAATATGCCAGCCAATTATCCAAACGTTTTACGCCGTCCCATTCTAATTTACTAAAATATTCTCGCGCTGGGTGGCGTGGCTTTTTAATTACTACAGAGTCCAGTACCTTTTTCAAATTCGCCAATGACGGCTTTAATCCCATCTGCTCCAGCTCAATCGCAAGCCTTGTGTTGTCCTCATCTTTCAGCGGCCTAACTTTAAATTTGTCAGGCGCTTCCCATGGTGGACAACTTACCAGCGTTTTTTCCTGTGAAAATTCGTCATAGCAAAATAAATCTTTAAACTTATCATGGTAGCGCAATATCAAATCAATATTGCTCAGGCTCGTGGGTGTTAGGCCCCCCTTGTCGGTGAGGTGTAGGCGCTCTTTCCAATCCTTCATCTCTTCGTCTTTTGCCGTTACCGCTTTCGTTTCGGTTTCGCCTGCGGAATATAAATCACGAACACGCTGTGTATCCTCGCTATAAACCTCCTCATATATGTGATCTGGTATTTCGTTGAAATAATCAGGCGGGACGGGGGCGTGGTGATCGCCAGCGTCATCCTCGACGGGTTCGCTCTGCCCACCGTCCCTATCTACACGCGGGGGGACTTCCGCTTGCAGAATTCTGTTTTTGACGACCTCCAGCCCCTCTAGTGCGTGCAAATCGTTAAAGTCTGTCGGTTTGTCTTTTACAGCTTGAAATTCAGGCCATGCAATATCACAATCACATTCAAGCGCGGTAGCAACAGCCTTTTCAATCCCCGTGTTTAATAAAAACCCCTCATCGCGCCACTCTTGCCATATTCTATCGTCGCCGCTGATGTTCTTATAATCCACAACATCTTTTCGATGCTCAAGCCTTACCGTAAAAGCATCGTTGTCCGCCGCTATAATCAATCGAGAATCTGGAAATTTTTTACGTATCTCTGCGGTTACGGGCTTCAAATTCCCCGCGTTGTATGCCACAATTACTGGCAGCCCCGTCGCCATACGCACCGACACGCCAGTCGCATACCCTTCAACAATAACAATCGTATCTTTCGAATCGTTCTTAAAAACGAGCGACGCATATCCAACACAATCTCCACCGAACAGAAATCTTTTCGATCCGTCCGGCGCAATAAACTGCAAGCTCTTAAGCCGCCCCTGTGAGTAAATAGGCAGAACCAATGACCCGCTGGCGTTCTGCTTAGCGCCCAATGGCTCAATTCCTTTACGCACGCAATATTCATGATTGGTATCAGCAGGTCCGCACGCCGCCCACAAAGTCGCAGCCTTTTCAGCCGCCTTTAATTTCTTGTTCTTCTCCTTCGCCTCGTTCGCCATTTTATCGGCTTCAATACGGGCGTTTAAAGAATCACGCTCGGCCTGCGTCAAATCTTTAGTATTCTTCGAGTGCCAACCATGACAAATACCGTCTTTAGAATATATAAAACGCCCCATGGCATAGTCGCCGGAAACATATAGCTGATATCTTAAATCACGGCCCCTTTCGCCGTTTACGCGTGCGCGTCGCCACTTATCATCCCCGATTAATCGCTCATTCAAGGCATGCCCGTATGATTCTATAAATTCAGAAAATTCTTGTATGAAGTCTTGCAACTAGATGTCCCCTTCTAGGCGTTATATTTTTATATTAAACAGTGTTTACGCAGTAATCAAACGGTTTTATAAATTTATTATAGCGTCTATGTTTTTCTTTTTAGTAACATCTTTGGCTATTTTTTTATGTTCTTTTATACAGTGCTTAAGCGCGTATTCTTGTGCTGGTGTCAGCTTTGATAGCCAGTTACCATACTTTAATTCGCCGCCCTTGGCAATTTCTTGTGACTCAGACACCAGTGCCGCGCGGTCAATATCGCGCACGCTCCCCATCGCTGGCAGCTTCAAGCCGTTCTTTTCAAATTCTTCTGCCGCATAATTCAATGCTGCCTCAATCGTCGCCTTTAAGCTCAGACTGTGAAATTCACTTAGCGTCAATAGCCGTGCGTGCGTCTCATCGTCAATCTTAATCTGTTTCATGCCTTGCCCTCCATATATTTACGCATCATCTCTTTTCGTCGCTTTCTTGTGTATTTGCACAAATAATAAGCAATTGTCCCAGCATCGCGATGCATCGCCCATGCAATCTTTGGAATACTGTATTCTAGCGCCCTTAACTCGCGCGCAACCGCTATCCGCTGGTTAAAATATGTATCCTTACGGCAATCGCCGCGCAACCTACGCGCACTATACCCCATTTCATCGCAAATATATTCAAAATCTGCCTTAACGTTGTTTTTCCAAATCCTGTCGCGCTCTTGTTTTTTCCATGGCCTCATTTGATCACCCCTAGTTTCATATCTATATCATAGTTTAACTTCACCAGTGCCGATCGCTCCCTCGTCAGTAAGATCATGTCGCTTTTTACCTGCTCTAACAAAGCCTCGTACTTGCTTAACTCAACATTTATTCTTTGTATATCGGTCATATTGTGATCCCGTACAATTTTTAATTGCTTGCTGTTCATGTCAAACGCTCCTCAGGTAATCGGTGCGAGCTTCTTTCTCCATATCTGTCTCTTCTTCTAGTTCCTTTGCGATCTGAAGCGCCCGTGTACAAAAATAATCAGCCGTTGCCTCGTAATGCTCAAAATCCACATCCAGATCAAACATAACCTCATACTTATCGTTTTGAAATGATGGTGTGCTTAATCTAATTGTGCGCAAGTTTTTCGCCAGATCAAACATATCATTAGAAAACGAGGTTGCCTGCTCTTTTGTTTCTAAGTTATCAAGCTGTGATTCTAGCTCTTTAAATTTTTCTGCTGTGTTGTTCATTTAGTAAGTCCCTTCTTTTTTAATAAAATAACCGTACCTTATATAAAAACCATTTTCAACCCCTGTTAAAACTTTTTTATTTATAGGTGGGTGACTCCAGTCACCCATTAGTCACCCATTTTGCACCCATATTTAAGGCATTACGTAAATGGACGCGCTTTTATTATAGTCCTGTATGTACCAATAAACCACAGAAAACCGCGCTTTAGCCGTGACGGTTTTTTATTTCGTCACTTTTATATATTTTTAAGGGGGGAGGTCTTATTTATTTTTTACCCCCCCCCTCCCCTTATACTCTTTCTCTTTAAAAGAAAGAAAAGAGGTGTCCAGTGCCCAAAGCCGCAGAAAACTGCGATTTAGTGGTACATCAGATGGACATGTACCTCGTCCATTTACATATCGCATAAATTTAAACTTGATTTAAAATTCTTTTGTGTATATTGTCTGAGATGTGGAAACGAAACAAACGACATTTAAGGGGACTAGAAATGACCACCACAGAAAAAGTTACACTATCAGCAATTATTGTTTTGGCGCTTACTTTGTTGACGCTATTTGGCGGCGTTAGTCAAAAAGATATAGCCAAGTGCCAAGAAACAACAAACTACAGTGCAGAGCGTTGCTTGCATGAGATTGCGAGGTAAGAAATGAAAACCTATGATTTTACCACCAATACACCGCCAGAGCCAAATGTTTTTGACTTTACGCAGCCTGAGCCGCTGCTGGCGATTGATGAGAAAATAAACTACATCGCTGACCTTTTGGAAACGGCTTTGAAAATGGAGTATTTGAGATGTACGACACGATAAAAATTTTTTTAGCGCTGCTGATATTTGCAGCCGGTGCAGCCGCAGGACATTACCACGGCAAAGCCACAGTATATGAAAATCTGTACACAACAGCGGATCATATGTTGATTAACCCCGTAGCGATGGAGAAACTAAAATGACCGATAAAATTACAATAGAACTAACACAAGAACAGCTTGATAAGATTAAGCCGCTGCTAGAAGAGGCTAAGCCTACTCACTGGCGTAGGTGGAAGCCTGAAAGGGATGATTGGTATTATTTTATTTCAAGCACCGCCGGAATTGATGGGTTTAGAAACAATTGTGACGAGGTAGCTCGCGGCTTAATATCATTAGGCAACGCATTCCAAACACGCAAACAGGCTGAGAAAATCCGTGACCGCAATAAATTAATACACGAGCTATGGCAAGAAGATGGTGCGCTGTTGAAGCCTGATTGGGGTAATAGTGATCGGGATAAGTTTTCTATTTATTACGACCACGGCTTAAGAATGTGGACGCAAACCGAGGCTTATACTATGCAAGAGGCGTTTATTCTACCCCACTTCAAAACCAAAGAATCAGCCCAAGCCATCATTGAAAAATACGGTGATCGCCTAGATTTGTTACTGGATTAAAACCATGGGACACGAAGGCAAAACATACTATGAGGATTACGCAAAAGGCATGACATATGCCGAGATTGCGAAAAAGCACGGGCGGGGCGATGGGGCTATTGCAGGCGCTATTCATAGCTATAGGAAGCTAGCGGGGATTAAGCCGCACGCGGACAGGGCTGGTGAAATATTTAACAAGAGGTGGAAACGAGAAAATGAATAAAACATACTACAGGATAATGCCACACCACAGGAACAATCTTGAGGTGATTCGTGATTTGTCGTCATGCAATGCGCAAGACCCTATTGAAAATCTAAAGCAGATTAGCGCCCTAATTGAAGCGGTGCTGTCTGGTTCTGTTGCGTGTAGCTACTCAGATGCAACGCTCAAAGAACAAGACGCAGAATGCTATAAGCAATTTGCAGAGCTGTGTGCGGATTTAGAGATCGATCCCGATGTTATCAGGGGCCGAAGACGACATGCACACCTCGTGGAGCATAGAAAGCACATTGCGAGGGCTTTGTATAGCGATGATAAATTCTCACTGCCACAGGTGGGGCGTGTTATGAATCGCGACCACTCCATGATTAAATATTATGTGGATGAACGATTCGCCCAACGCAAGAACGAAAAGGCGAAAGAATATCACATGACACGTTGATTTTTATTTGACTAGCTATGGGCGATGTTGTATGTTTTACACACGCATAGGAAGAATCCCCCTCTGCCCCTCTAGCGCTTTCCTTTCCAATTGAGCCTAGAGGGGTTTTTTTTATTTTTTTTGTATTTAATGCTTGCGCTTACTCAAATAGTGTGTAATTATACTTACATGAGGTGAGGGAATTAGCCCCGCCGAAAATGTAGAAAGATAAAGACATGACTGATCTAAATTATATTACTGACGGATTTTACATTACGCTTATACCCGTGACGAAAGAGGCTGAAGCTGTTTACAATGATGTGGCCAATGCATTTGATGGCGTTGCTAAATTTCCAGTTTACATGAAGCCAAGTATCTTCAAGCAGATTAAAGATGCTGGATACACAATACGCAAAGCTCGCAAAGCAAAGCCTATTTGTGATGATGAACTGTTAGAATTGTTGGGGGTGTAGTTAGTCATGAAATTATCAAGGCAACAATTCATAGAAACAATCAAAAGCACAACAAACCTAGAAGTAGAATTTTGCGAGACATTTAACAATAATGAGCAAGACTACTATTCAATAATGCTAAAAGACAAACTTTGGGTGTCTCAAGAATACAACCAGCTTATCAGGGCGCAAAAGCAAGGCTTTCTTAAAGACGTGCAGCCGAACGGTGTGCGGCGTGTAGCGGTATGGGTATAGCCAATGAACACATTCACCAACCTTTTAAAAGCGTGCGGCCTCTCAAACAAGGGGGCCGCTTACTTGCTTAACGTAAGGCCTGACACTATCCGCAACTGGAAGTACGGCAAGTGTAGAATACCTGACGGTGTTATGCTTTCAATGGAGGCTTACGCCAAAGCTGCAAAAACTATTTTCAACGTAGAATAATTTATTCTACTGTGACAAAGGAGACATTATGACTGATTTTATTTTGACAATTCTAGGAGTGGCGGCGATTGTCTTTATTTACTTGCTGCCGTCTATCATATGCACGCGCTCGCCCAGCCAACAACGCAACGGTGTGCTGCTGGTTAACCTGTTCCTAGGGTGGACTGGTGTATTCTGGTTTATTGCGCTAGTGTGGGGTTCTTGCTTACCGAAGCGCACAGCCTGAGCCAAAAAATTCGTACCCGACTATTGCTGGATAAGTTTTTGCTTTTGCTGTAATATGATTATTGACACAAAAGGAGATTGTTATGGCAAAGGTAGGAATGCCAAAAGGTAAAGCGTCTAAGTGGCCCACATCGGAGCAGCGGCGCAAGGCTTGCGAATCTTATTGCGATCATATTAAGGCTGGCTTTTCAAAGGATAGCTGGCCCGACGCAGACTTTGAAACCGTACAAAGGTACATGAAGGACTTCCCCGAAGATTTTTGCCCGCAAAAGGTCAAAGAAGCCGAGCGGTTTTCTCGTAAATTTTGGGAAGAGATTGGTATTGACGGCACTGTTGGCAAAATCAAAGGCTTTAACGCTAAGTCTTGGGAGTTCAATATGCAGAACCGCTTAGGCTGGTCGAATAGAGTGGATAACACGCATAAAGACCTCACGCCTACCATTATCAAAGATGACATTCCAAAAGATGAATGATAAGCCTCAAAGAAAAAATAGCGCCGCCGTTCTATAAGGTTCACAATGCAATCGAGCGTGGTGAGCGTTCGCAGATATGGCTCAAGGGCGGTCGCGGCTCAACAAAATCATCATTTACAGCTATCGAGATTGTTCTCGGTGTTGTGCGTGACCCAAACGCAAACGCGCTGTGTCTCCGCAAGGTATCTGACACGCTGCGCACATCCATACATGAGAATATAAGCTGGGCGATATCTGAGTTAGAGCTTGAGGAGTTTTTCGAGTCTAAGGTTTCGCCGCCTGAGTTCGTGTATAAACCAACGGGCCAGAAAATAATTCTAAAAGGGCTGGACAACCCGCAGAAGCTTAAATCGATCAAGGTCAAGCGTGGGTATTTTAAATATCTATGGTTTGAGGAGCTGGACGAGTTTGGCGGCCTTGAAGAAATACGTAACGTGCAGCAATCGGTGTTGCGTGCTGGCGATGAGTTTATTGAATTTCTTACATACAACCCACCGAATGACGTAAATAGCTGGGTGAACGAAGAAGCCAAGGCTGAGAACTCAGACCGCTATGTACACCACTCGACATATCTGGATGTTCCGCAGCACTGGCTGGGCGGTAGGTTTATCCGCGACGCTGAGCGCTTAAAGAAAAATGATTATGACGCATACCGCCATGAATATCTGGGCGATATCGTCGGGCGTGCTGACCAGATTGTTTTTTCTGGCAAATGGGAAGAGCGTGATTTCGAGGTTGATAATGCGTGGGGTGATCCGTTGTTCGGTGCTGACTGGGGGTTCTCGCAAGACCCGACAGCGTTGAATAAAATGTACATATACGACGATGTGCTATACATAACCCATGAAGCCCACGCTATTGGATGTGACACGGTGGATACACCTGAATTGTTTGACACTGTACCAGATTCGCGCCGCCACCTGATTTATGCAGATAATGCGCGCCCTGAAACCATCAGCCATATGAATCGTTTTGGCTTTCAAGTAACAGGCGCGTCCAAGTGGAAGGGAAGCGTTGAGGATGGCGTTGCGTTTATGCGCTCGTTTAAAAAAATTGTAATTCACTCCCGTTGCGTGCATACTATCGAAGAGTTTAAAAAATATGCCTACAAGGTGCATCGCTTAACAAAAGAGATATTACCTGATATATTGGACGAGAATAATCACCACATCGATGCTATTCGTTACGGTCTTAGCACGTTGATACAGAACAAGGACGAGGGTTTTATAGCGCTATGAAGTGGCCTTTTGGAAAAACAGAGATTAAAGAGAACCCCGTTGGCAAAGCATACCTGCACAGCAATTCGCTTGGTCACGAAAAGAAAGACAAGAAAGTACTAGCAAAAGAAGGCTATGCATATAACGTCGTTGTATATCGCGCCATTGATGAAATTGTCAAAGGTTTGTCCGATATTACGATTGAAGTTAAACTTGGCAACGAATTACAAGAAAATCACCCAGCGCTGAAGCTGCTGAACGATCCTAATCCTATGCAGGGTATGGGGCAGTTTCTTAAGAATATATTTATTGATTATTTAATCAACGGCGAGATGTTTGTCGCTGGTTACCCGCTATCAACAACAAAACCCCCATCCGAGTTATGGCCCCTAAACCCGCTTGAAATGACAGTAAGGCCGGGCAAGGGGGGAATACCATCGGCTTACGTTCACATGGAGAAATCAGATAAAGAAACTGTTTTCCCTGTTGGCGCAATCACGGGCGAGTCTGACGTGTTTTATATGAAGATGTACAATCCGCTTAATTACTGGCGCGGCCTATCACCGTTAGAAGCTGCGGCGCTTGCTGGCGACACTCATAACGCTGGCATGGTTTGGAATTACTCGCTGCTTAACAACGGCGCAAGACCCTCTGGAATTGTACAGTTCGAATCATCGCCCAGCGGTGAAGTGCTTGCGCGCCTGAAAGAGTTTTTCAAGCGTCAGATACAGGGCGCTAAGAATGCAGGCGAAATACCCATCCTGACGGGTGGCGCTAAATGGCAGTCCGTAGATAACAGCCCGAAAGACATGGATTACATAAAAACAATGAAAGAGATGACAAAATATATTGCATCTGCGTTTGGTGTGCCTCTTCCGCTTGTTGATAATGATTCCTCGTCTTACAATAATATGGAGCAGGCGAAAGAACGCCTGTGGACAGACACAATTATTCCACTGCTGGATGAATTTCTCGATTCGTTTGGCAAATGGCTGCTCCCTCGATACGGTGAGAATCTAGAGTTCTGCGCAAACCTAGACTCTGTACAAGCCCTTGAGGGAGTAAGAACAAGGCGCTATAATCGTATGGTCGATGCTGCGAGCAAAGGCGTCATTACCATAGACGAGGCGCGCGTCGCCATAGGATATGACCCGATGGGCGGTATTGCAGAATCATTACTTGTGCCATCTTCTATGATTCCACTTGATTTTTCAGACATCCCTGATGAAGAGCGCTCGCTTGCACTAAGTATGCAGTCTATGGGATACAGCAAAAAAGAAATTGAAGAAGCGATACATGGCAAAGATAAAAGCTGAATGGCTTGAATCATTAAAGCGGCAAGACAAGCTTATGACGATGGTCGAAGTTCCCTTCCGTCGTGCCGTCCTTAAAGAGAAAAACAGATTTATACGCGCTGTTGCTGTCTATGCGGCTGGCGCTCGCTCTATTAGCGATGACCTGTACGCAGAGCATAAAAGTAATATGCGCGCGGTGTTTGACAAATATTATAGCGTAGCAATCCGCGTGTTTTCTCGCGAGGTGGAAAACACCGTTTTAAAAAACCACACGCTCGCGCTGGAGAAAAAACAAGAGTTTTGGGATTTTTTATTTGTCCAATACGTGAATGAGCAGGGCGCGGAAAAGGCACAAGTCACGGCAAGCACCACACGCTCCGATATACAGTCGGCTATCGACGCTACACTTGCTGCACCAGATGGAGTGAGTGAGACCAGACTTATAAAAAACATATTATCAGTACGCGGCATATCTGCGTTCAGGGCAAACACTATAGCGCGCACCGAGACACACGCAGCCGCTATGTTTGCATCGATCAACACATCGAAGAAAATACAAACAGACACGGGCATTGTTAGAAAGAAAAAATGGATTCCGGCGCTGGATGACCGCACGCGAGATGCCCACGCAGCAATGGCTACACAGCCAGCGATTGGCATGGAATCAGCGTTCAACGTCAACGGCGAAAAAATGGACAGGCCCGGCGACCCAAAAGCGAGTGCTGGCAATGTTATTAATTGCAGATGTGTGTTAGTCTACCCAGAAGAATAAATAATTTGTTTGTTCGCTATATTATGTTAGGATAGTCAAGCTATGGAATATAAAAAATTATATCACAGTGTCGAACTCAAGGCTTTGCCCGACGAAGAGGGTTTTTTTGAAGGCTATGCGTCTACGTTTGGCAACGTAGATAGTACAGGCGACATTATCGAGCAAGGCGCATTCAAGGAAAGTCTCAAAAGTCGTGAACCAAAGGTGTTATGGCAGCACGATATGGACAAGCCAGTCGGTAAAGTGGTTGACATTAAAGAGGATGAAAAAGGCTTGTATGTTAAAGTCCGCCTTGCGATTAAAACGACACTTGGGCGCGACGCTTACGAATATATGAAGGCCGGAATCATTAATCGTCTGTCCATTGGCTTTAGAGCAAAGCAGGCAGATTATGACACAGACTCTGGCTTGAGAACGATTAAAGAAATAGAATTATTTGAATTTTCGCTTGTTACCATCCCTGCTAATGAGATGGCAGAAGTAACAGGCGTAAAATCTGAGCTGCCCTCTGATGAGCGCGGCTTTGAAAAGTTCCTTCGTGACAATGGGTATAGTCGCACAGCGGCAAAGGCCATAGCGTCACGGGGAATTAAGGGTTATCAAGATGTCCTGCGAGATGCAGGCGTGGATACTCCTAATGATGATCTGCGAGAGGCAGACGAGGCGTTAAAATCTTTGTCTAACTTATTGCAAACATTAAAAGGAGAAAACCATGTCAAAGGACTTGGACATCAAAGAAGTAGTAGCGGGGATTGAAGGCTCATTCGCAGACCTTAAATCTGAGCTAGCAACTATTAAGGGCAAGCAAGACTCATATGATGAGGAAAAGCTTACTCGAATTACAGACGACATCACCAAAAATCTAGAGCAGATGCAGGCAGAGCAGCAAAAAATGAAAGCTGCGATGGAGCGTCAAGAAAAAGCAAGCGAAGCAGGCGACGACATCGAAGCCAAGCACGCTGAGCAATTCAACTCATTTTTGCGTGATATTAAATCAGGCAAGGACGAAATCGAAGTTCGCTCTATGTCAACAGACGCAAACCCAGACGGTGGTTACCTAGTGCGCCCACAGTTTGTGAACAAGGTTGTTGACCGCGTATTCGAAACATCGCCCATCCGCTTGATTGCTGACACAATTTCAGGCTCTTCTAAGTCAATCGAATTGCTTATCGATGACAACGAAGCAGGCGCTGGTTGGATTGGTGAAGGTGGAACTGTTTCTGAAACAGACACACCGCAGATCGGCATTAAAGAAATTGTTGCTCATAAGGCATACGCTGACCCGAAATTGTCTGAGGAGATGATTCAGGATAGCGCTGTGAATATTGAGCAGTGGTTGCAAAGCAAGGTTGGTGACCGCATTGGTCGTCTAGAAAATACTGCGTTCGTAAACGGTGACGGCGTTGGCAAACCACGCGGATTCCTAACTTACGCGGCTGGCGGCACGTCTTATACGCGCGGTCAAATCCAGCAGTACAATCTCGGTGCTACGAGCTTGAACGCTACAGCGACAGACGGCCTTATTCAGTTGCAAGCGCAGCTTAAAGAGCCATACCAGTCTAATGCAGTGTTTGGCATGAAGCGTGCATCTTACGGTGCTATCTTGACTGCCAAGGGTGCTGATACTCATTATTTCGGAGCTACGCTTCTACGTGATGGTCAAGCAATCCCAACGCTTCTAGGTAAGCAAGTTGTTCTTATGGATGACATGCCAGCCGAGGCAAGCGCAGCACTAGCAGTTGTATATGGTGACTTCACGCGAGGTTACACCATTTATGACCGTGTTGGCCTTCAGGTTCTTCGCGACCCATACAGCACAAAAGGTTTCGTAGAATACTATGTAACCAAGCGTACTGGCGGTGACGTTACTAACTTTGATGCAATCAAAATTGGTAAGCTAAGCGCGTAACTAATAAGCGTCCCCCCACGGGGGCGCACTTTAATCTCACAGCTATTGATAAGGAGTTTTAAAAATGGCTAAATTTGACGAAAGAAACAATGCGGAATATGCCCTTGGCATTTCTGCGACCCTTTCAGGCACAACAGCCTCAGCGGGTAACATTGTCGATCTTCAAGGCTTTGAAGCGGCAACACTAGTGCTTAACACAGGCACGGTAACAGATGCTGGTACAGCAAGCGGTTTTGCGTTTGAGGTACAGGAATCTGACGACACGGCAGACGCTAACTTCACAGCAGTTGTCGACGCTGACTTGCTCGGCGCCGAGTCTGACCTCACTGTGACATCTGACGACGCAGATAACGAGCTTATCGGCTCAATCGGCTACGTAGGAAACAAGCGATATATCCGTGTTGTTGCCACTGGCACGACTGGCACAGATGCAGACGTTCACGGTACATGGACAAAGCGTCGCGGCGCTGTTCAAGGCACTGCAACGAACGCAGCGGACATCGCAGCAACTTAATTGATTGCGAATAAATAAACTGTTATAGTAAGGGGGCTTCACAGCCCCTTTATTTTTTATAGGAATCTCAGGAGAAAACGATGACAAAAGTTAAAATGCTAAAGAATTACCGCGTTGCAGTGGACTGCCGCACAAACACAACATATTTAAACGGCGAGGTTTACGACATCTCCGACGAGGAAACGTTGAACAACATGATTCATGATGGTGTTGTCGAGTTGGTTGAAGATAAGCCGACACCAAAGCAGCCGGTCGAAGAAAACAAGGCCATTGAAAAAGCGCCCGAGAACAAATCTCAAGGCAAGAAAAAGAAAAAATAATGAGATTTAACCGCAAAACAGTAAGTGTTATCACTGCGCCAGCTACGTTGGCAGTACCGCTGAGCGATATGAAAGATTATTTGCGTGTTGATACGTCAGACGATGATACGCTTATCACTGACTTAATAAACGCAGCATCTGAGACGATTAAGCAGTATATTCGCCGCTCTTTAATCACAGAAACGCTTGAACTTAGCGCTGACGGCTTTACCGAGGTCGGAGATGAGAAGTTGCTGGCAATCGGCCCCGGTGTGCATACAGGGTCAAAGAATTATTACCTAGATTACCCCGATGAAATTGAGCTACCCTTCCTGCCGATACAATCTGTGACGTCAATCAAAACGTTCAACCGCAGCAACACAGAGGCGACGTTTTCTAGCTCGAATTATGAGCTTGATGAAAAAGGTGGGCGCGTGTATTTAAATGAGGGGCAGACATGGCCTAGCGATCTGCGTGCGCGCGAGGCGGTTAAAATTAGATACGTTGCTGGATATGGCGATGCGTCCTCGGATATTCCAGAGCCTATATTGGCAAGCATACGCCTGTATGTTGCGAGCATGTACGATTGCAGGGGCGCTTGTGAAATGCCGGAATTATGCAAGAAAACCCTAGCGCCGTATAAAATTCTAGATAATATGGCTTATTCATGAAATGCACCGACTTTAGGAAAAAAGCGAACCACCGCGTTGTTATTCAGAGTATGAGCAACACTGGTGATGATTATGGCGGCGAGTCTGTGTCGTGGCAAACGCAAAGCACTGTTTGGGCCGCTATGATGCCGTTGTCAGGGCGTGAGGTTTTCGCACAAGACCAAGACCAGAGTATGGTCAAAACCAAAATAATTATCCGGTATCAATCGGCTTTGAAGAATACCGCTACCACGGGTGCATATAGAGTTTCTTATGATGGACGTATTTTCCCTGTTCGTTACGTTATGAATGTTGACACGAATATGAAGGATGAAGGCAAGGCTTACCAGATTCTATATTGTGAAGAAAACGCGGCGGTTGAGCAATGAGCATAGAATTGATTGGCGAGAAAGAGCTGTTAGCTGCGATAGACAAGATACGGATTAAAGCGCCAGCGGAGATGAACACGATACTGGCTCGTATGGCGTTCGATACACAACAAAGCGCTGTCATTAGCATTCAAACAAGCCCAGCGAGTGGTCGAACGTATAGACGTGGCTCTATTACGCATATAGCGTCATCGCCCGGCAACGCGCCGCGCACAGACACAGGCGAGCTTGTGAGAAATATTACACTACAAACCGAAGGATTTGCCGATTACACAGTTGGAAGCAGGCGAGGAGCGCCACAGGGCTTTTGGATGGAGTTTGGCACGCGGAATATTTTGCCTAGACCGTGGCTGAGTCCAGCGTATAATAAAACTTTATCCAAAGTAAACACTTACATTAATCAGGCTATATTATGAGCGACACGTACTTAGATATTTTGAAAGCTGTTATTGTCAAGCTTAAGGCTACATCTGCCGTGACGGACATAACCAGCACGCGCATTTATACGGACGTACCGCAAAACGAAACTTTTCCATACATTCGTGTAAGCGTTTCTAGTGCTGATTATTCTACAAAGACCTTCACAGGCATGGAGCATACGATTCAAATATCTGTATATAGTCGTGAAAAGTCACCAAAACAGGTGGGGGATGTCAAAAAAGCTGTTTATAATGCGCTGAATAGAAACGAGAGCGGATTAACTCTAGACAACGGTACGTTATCTAATATACACTATAACGGCGTTGGCGAAGTTTTTAAAGACCCTGACGGTGTTACATGGACAAGCGTTTCACAGTTTCGGGCAGTTGTTACATAAGGAGTTACACAAATGGCAACAGGATATTCAGGAAGACTTGTACTAATTAAAAAAGGCAATGACGATGGGCCACCAGAGACATTTTCCACGATAGCGGCTTTACGTGATACAACAATCACATTCGCAGAGCAGACGGTTGACACAACCACAAAAGATGACGGTGGCGCTCGCGCTCTTTTGTCTGGGTCTATTTTGAAGTCCATGTCAGTATCAGGCAGCGGGATTTTTACAGACGATTCAGACAAGCAAGAGCTGTTTGATGACTTTGCAGCCGGAACTCACACAAACTATGAGATTGAGGTTGTTGATAGCGCTACAAGCGGTGGTGCTACGTACACAGCCGCTTTCCGTGTTACATCGCTAGAATTTAGCGGCACGTTTGACGGCGAAGCACAATATTCTTTGTCGCTAGAATCTGATGGCGCAATCACAGCATCGTAATGAGTGAAAATCTTTCAGGCATATTCCCCGTTGAAATTAACGGGGTTAAGCGCGACACCAAGTGTAACTTCGGTGTTGTGGAAAAGTTAGAGTGTGATGTCTTTAAACGCCCGATTATCGCGGTCCTTAACGACGCTGCGAACGGTCATATATTCATCTCCGATGTTGTTGACACTATCCTTGCTGGCTTAGAGGCAAACCGTGACACGCGGTTCAATAGAAATGATATTGGTGGCGCGGTTGTAGACAAGGGCTTGGATTTTTACGCTGAGTTTTTTATCAAGTTTTTGTCTTTTGCTATTACCGGCAAGTCAAATCTGACTACAGAGCCTACCGCCTCTAAAAAAAAATAGTTCCTGAATACTTTCCGCTAGAGAAATATTATCAATTTTTACTTGGTGTGTTACAATATACACCAGAGCAAGCGCGTGAATTTAATGTCAATACATTTAATATAGCGCATGACGGATATTTAATGTCCCAAGGTGTTAAGCCTGCAGAGGATCGCTTTGTGTCTAGAAATGAAATGTTAGATTTGGTTGGTAAGTAATGGCAACAATTAAAGAATTACTCGTTAGATTCAAGGGAGACACCAAGGGCTTGCAGGCCGCTGCGTCTAAAGCCAGCGCATCAATAGGAGCAGTCAGCGATAAGGTAAAGGAGGCATCTTTATCATATAAATCACTAAATGGGGTTAACTTAACTACCGTTTCTGACAGCTTGCGAAGGGTGGGCGGGGCTTCATCATTTCTTTCTGAACGATCCCTTTTGGCTGTCGGGTCTATGAAAATGGCAGGCGTAGAAGCTGCAAAAACCGCTGGTATAATGAATGCTTACGAAGCGTCCATGGCTAGAGCTTCTTTTGCTAATAAAAAGTTTATATCAACGGCGGGTTTATTCCCTCGTGTCTCTTCATCACTTAAAGCCATGGTCGCCGCAGCCGCGCCGCTTGTTGGTATTTACGGCGCAATTAAGGCTGTCAAACTCAGTGACACATTCACCAATATCGAACAGCGATTGAAAAACGTTACAAATTCAACCGAAGAATATGTCGAAGTTTCAAATAAGCTTTTTGCGATTGCTCAGGAAACGGGTTCGGAATTTACATCTGCGGCTGACGCATATGTTAAGCTAAGCGTTTCCCTTGACGACAACATTAAAAGCGCCACTGATTTAACAAAGGTTGTTGATATTTTAAACCGTGGTTTTGCTGCGTCTGGAACAACTGCCAATACAGCCGCAGGCGCAACGCTACAGCTTACACAAGGTCTTGCGACGAACTTTAAGGCCGCTGGGCAAGAGTTAAACTCCATTATTGAGGGCGCGCCATTATTGGCAAAGACCATTGCCGTGGAACTTGGTGGAAAGGGTGCGACTGATTTAAAGAAATTTGCTCAAGAAGGCAAGCTTACATCTGAAACATTCTTGCTGGCACTGCAAGCTGCCGAAGAGACTATCAAAGGATTTGAAATACCGCAAACTGTCGGTCGATCTTTTCAGGGGCTTAGAAATGAGTTTTTGCTTATGATTGGCGCTACAGATGATGCAACCGATTCAACAAATGGGTTGATTGCCTCAATTGAGTTCTTTACAAACAGAATTAAAGAAATGCGCACGACCATCCAATTAATCGGGCCATCGTTTAGGCTCATTTTCGCGCAAGTAAATGCAGCCATAAACAGCGGCGCAGTTTCTTTTCAAGATTTCGTTATCAGTACGCGCACTGGAATTGAAAATCTTACTCGTGGACTTATCAAGTTTAAACAGCTCGATATCGGCGTTTTTAAGAAAGATTTTACCCCTCAAATTGAAGAAGCTAAAAACGAGATAGCGGGGCTTATTGAGGGTTTGAAGCAGGTTTCGGAGCAAGAAACAGCGGCTGTTGAAAAATCAAATGCTGCTATGTCCGCGCGCGCCAAGCTTGCCGATGCTTTAGCGAGAACATCCAGCGAGCTAACAAAAGATCAAATGAAGCGACAAAAAGAGCTTTCCAAGTCTGCTAGCGAGGAAATTAAAAGGCAGCAAGAAGAGGTCAGGGAACTAAAGAACAACTTTGCAGATTTATTCTCGGAGGGAATCAACGGTTTTGATAGCCTGCGCGACGCGGCTATATCAGCCATTACTGACATAGCCAGAAATATTGCACGCTTGCAGATTGGCGGCTCGGCGGACTCTGGCTTGGGCGGCTCTATAGCGCAGGGCTTATTCAATGTGCTTGGACAAAGTAGCACCATCGCAAACACAGCCAGTTTTTCAAGTCGATCTACTGCGTCGATTGCTGCTTCGGCTGCTTCCGGAGCCTTTGGGCCGGGGTTCGCAACTGGGGGATCTATGCGGGTCGGTGGTGTTGGCGGTACAGACTCGCAGCTTGTGCAATTCCGCGCGACTCCGAATGAAAGAATTACTGTTGAAAAGCCCGGACAGAGCTTGGGTGGCAGCAATGTCAATGTGAACGTCATAAACAACACCGACTCACAGGCCACTGTATCAGAGGAAACAACCTCGCGTGGACGGGACATTACGGTGGTCATTGATAAGATAAGCGCCAGAAACATACAAAACCCGTCAAGCGCAACGGCACGCGCATTAAAGAACGTCGGCAACACACCATTATCGAGAGGGTAGAACATGGCATCTTTTCCATCTACATTACCAAACCCGCTAATTAAAGGATTTCGCGATACGCCGCCAAACCTTACGATACGGACCTCCATGGACCAAGGGCCAGCAAAGGTGCGTAAGCGCTTTACCGCTGGCGTTCGTCAAGTTTCTGTAAGCTTTATTTTAACGGAAACACAGGTGGCAACGCTTGAAACATTTTTTGTGACCACCACAAACGGCGGCGCGGATGTTTTTACTATGGAGAACCCGCGAACAGACGCAACAGAAGACTTTCGATTTAAATCGCCACCAACATACTCGCAGCTAAGCTATAACGCTTATAATGTAACGCTTGAACTGGAGCAAATGCCGTGAGCAGAAGCGTAAGCAACACACTTAAGGCGCAGGTATTCGCCCAAGAGATGAGCGATGTTGCTATATATCTGGTGACTATTAGCCACGCTAACTTGGCTGAGGATATTTTGTTAAGCTCTGACCCAACCGAGGTTCTTTCAAGCGGGGTGCGCGGGACGATATCAAACAGTTTGGAATATGTGCAGCTTCCTTTTGAAATTGTTTTTCAAGAGCAAACCGAAAACTTATTAGCGCGCGCCGTTATTCGCATGGATAATATAAGCAGAGAGATCATGCAGGCCGTTAGACTTGCTAGCGGTAGCGCACCCAGCGTTAAAATTCAAATCGTTCTAGCCTCCGACCCTGACACCGTTGAAATAGAAATTGACGACCTTAAGATGAATAACATTAGAGGATCGGCAACAATCGTTGAAGCCGATTTACAACCGCCCATTTTACAAGGTGAGAAGTACCCAAAGAACACAATCAATCAAGCAGATTTTCCGGGTGTGTTTGGCGCGCCAACAAGGTCATAATATGGATTTTAACAAATACGTTGAGATGAATATCCCATTCAAGGAAAAGGGCCGTGACCTAGGCGGTCTAGATTGCTGGGGCTTGGTGAAGCTGTTTTATCAAGAAGAACTTGGCATAACCCTGCCGGACTATCAAGAAAACTATAAAAAAACCAGTGATGCCGAAATTGCCGACACAATAGAGGTTGAAAGTGAAAAAGATTGGATTTCTGTTGATAGCGCAATAAACGGGGATGTGATATTATGCAGAATGCGAGGCCGTCCGATGCACGTAGGTATTTATAAGGCTCCGCATTTTATGCTACACATAGAACGTGGTAACACTGTCGCACTAGAAAAGATTAATAATAGCAAATGGAAACACAGAATTTTACAGATAGTACGGCCCAGACAGTCAGCGTTCACGCAGTAACTAACCCGTTCGGGGTTGGTCACGTAAAGCATTGCTTTGACCACGGGAGTACATTAGCGGAAATATTGGCTAGATCGTGCGGCGATTTACTCAAATACAAGCCCATTGTTTTCATAGACGATCACAAGATATACCCAGAATTTTATCATGTGATTAAGCCCAAGCCCGGTCAAATTATATCGATTCGTATGTACCCTATGGGCGGGGGTGGCGGGGATGGCAAAAACCCATTGGCAACAGTTTTGAGTATTGCGCTTGTGGTTGCTGCGCCTTACGCTGGCGCTGCGTTGGCAAGCAGTTTTGGGTTTGCTGCCACAACTGCGGCGGGTGCAGCTTCTTTTGCGACCATCGCCTTTACAGGAGCCGTGAATGCAGTAGGCGGCTTGCTGATCAATGCCCTTGCTCCACCAGCGACCCCAAAAATAAACAGCATACAATCTGGTACAGCGAGCGCCGATGTCTCGCAAACATATTTTATCCAAGGGGCGCGAAATAGCTTGACACCATTTGGTACTGTTCCCGAGGTTTTGGGTACGCATAGAATTGTACCGCCGCTTGCCGTGCAAACCTATACGGAAGTCAGTGGCGATATTGTATATTCGCGCCAGATGTTTGCCCTTAGCAATGGCAAGCTATCAGTCAGCAATGAGCGGCTTGGCGAGACATCATTGGATGACTACACAGGAGTTTCAGAGGAGAATTTTTTTGACGGCAACAGCACAGATGACAGCAATTTAATACCATCCATTGTCACGCAGAATGATTTGAACGTTACGCTCGATTTAGGCGGTGCGTTTGTATCTCGAACAACGGCGGCAAATATTGATGAATTTGAGGTTGACATCAGTTTTCCGCAGGGGCTGGTAACATTTGACACAGAGCCAAACCAGAGCGGCGCAGCATCTGGCGACAAGCGCACCGCTAGCGTTACATTCACTATTGAGTACGCACCAACTGGCACTGGATCATGGACAAGCGTGAACAAGACCGTCACAAGGACTCTGGCTGCGTCTTTTGTCAATTCGTACAGGTTTACGGTTCCGCGTGGACAATACGACGTGCGCATCAAAAAGATCAGCAGCACTGGCGAAGATACAACGGACACGACACGCGATGACGCAAGCTGGATTGTGCTGCGCAGTATCACCAATGAAAACCCTGTCAACGTTGATGGTGTTTCTCTAAAGGCGCTTAGAATACAAGGCACAGATCAATTGAACGGGGCTGTTGACGACTATAACTGCGACGCATCCAGAAAAATACCAGACTGGAGCGGATCATCATGGGTTGCGGATCAAATAACAAGCAACCCTGCGTCAATTTATAGATTTGTTCTGCTTTCAGACACAGCCAAAACACCCATTTCTAGCACACGAGTTGACGATAGCGCCATACAGGACTGGCATACGTTCTGCGCAAATAAGGGGCTTACATACGATTCATATATTGATTATGACGCAGACCGAGAATCACTACTGCGCGAAATTGCTGCCGCAGGACTTGCCACCCCTGCTATTGTCGATAACAAATATAGCGTTGTTGTTGACAATGAAAAATCAGATATTATCCAACACATTTCCCAGCGCAATAGTTTTAACTATTCATATGAAAAAAACTTTGCAACTCAGCCGCACGCTTTTCGCATCCCGTTTTTAAACAAGGACGCTGATTATTTGCGCGACGAAATTATTGTGTATGACGATGGGTACGACGCAACAAATGCCACCGAGCTTGAGCAAATAGATTTTCCGGGCGTTGTCACCGCTGAAAATAATTACAAACTTGGCAGGCATCGTATGGCTGAGATTAGACTGAGACCAGATGCGCACCGCGTCACAATGGATATTGAAAATATTGTAGCAACACGTGGTGATCGCGTGAAGTTTTCGCACGACGTTGCCCTGATTGGCCTTAAAACGGGCAGGGTTAAATCAGTGACCACCAGTGGCAGCGATATTACGTCTATTACTGTAGACGAGCAAATCCAGATGGAATCTGATAAAAGCTATTCAATGGAATTTTGGCTGTCTACTGGTGAATCCTTAACCGTTGCGGTCAACACGGTAGCAGGAAACACATACAGCCTGACGTTCTCAACCCCTGTGCCAACATCAACGGGATTAGATGCGGGTGATTTGTTTAGTTTTGGAGAAACCAACAGCGTGACGATTGATGCACTTGTGCATAGCATTACACCGCAGGAGGATTTTCTTGCTGAAATCAAGCTAATTGATTATGCGCCCGGTGTTTTCACCGCAGCCGATGGAACAATCCCAACATATAACAATAACATCACCACACCGATTGAATTTACGCGGCCTAAAGCGCCAGAGCTTGTGGCGATACAATCGGATGAGTTTGTTCAAATTAGGAATATAGACAATTCCATAAGCAGCAGAATGGTCATCACGCTGAAAAATAATAATTTGTTTGGTGTGTCAACAAACGTGCTAATCAGAGAAATCGGCGACGATGAATATGCGCCAGCCAATACCGTGCAAAAAGACCCTGAGCGCGTTGTAATTGAGGGACTGCAACAGGGCGCTGTTTATGACATACGAATCTTTTACCGCAGACTTGGCGGTGCTGAATTAAGCAGTAATAGCTTGTCAGATTTTCTGGATATTAATGGCGAAACCTTTATCGGAGAAGGATCGCCTCCGCCAGATGTTACTGGACTAGAAATCACGGTTCGCGGAGAAAACGTGCGATTGTCGTGGTTGCCAGTCAATGTTATAGACCTTGACCATTATGAGGTTCGGTTTACGCAACAGACAAGCGGCGCAACGTGGGCCAATGGTCTTGCGCTAGATAACACGATACCCGCCAATGTTAGCTCTATTAATGTACCGTCTGGAATTGGTACATATATGATCAAAGCGGTTGACAGGCAGGGTAATTATTCAGAAAGCCCCGCGCTTGCTGTTACCACTGTCGGCAAACTACTGAACTTAAATGTTGTGCAAACAATTACGGAAGCGCCAACATGGGCTGGAACCAACAACAACACGGTTGTCGACGGCGGGGAGTTAAAGCTAGGCGGTAGTGATAATATAGACGACTGGGCGCTGGTTGATGATATCGGCCTTTGGGATTACGGCGACGCTGGTGTTGCTGAAACTGGAACTTACACATTTGCAACTAGTGTTGACCTTGGTGCGGTGTACGACAATGTTCTAAGCGCAGCGCTTAGCGTGTTTGGCGAGGGTGTCTTTGATGAGGTGGATAGCTGGGGGCTTGTTGATGATCGCGACAACTGGGATGGTGTATCACCCGACCAGTATATTGTTGAGATTCAGGTGAGAACAACCAACGACGACCCTAGTGGGTCGCCCACATGGAGCGAGTGGACACCGCTTCGACCGTTAGGAGAATACACGGCGCGTGGATTTGAGTTTAGACTGTTTTTAGCAAGGCTTGTTGATGATGTTACCCCCGTTGTCAGTGCGGTCAGTGTTACGGTTGATATGCCAGACAGGTTGGAAGACAGTAACGGAATTAGTAGTGGTACTGGTGGAAAATCTGTTTTGTTTAATGAAGCGTTTAGAGCGGCACCAACCGTTGAGATTACCGTGAATGATTTGGATACTGGGGATTATATGGTTGGGCCTACGAATGTAACAGCGACAGGATTTGATATAGAATTCTTCAATAGCGTCGGAACGTCTGTTGACCGCACGTTTTCTTACGTGGCAAAAGGTTATGGAAGAGTTTCATAATGTATGTTAGAATTTAAACCCGAGAATAGGAATTTTTTAAATGACACAATCGACCGACATTACACTGTCTAATCAATCAGGCTCATCATACCGTGCGGAGCATAATAGTATCAACCAAGCTTTTGGAAGCTTGCACAAGGGATCAAGTGAACCGTCGTATGTCGTAACAGGCATGATGTGGATCGACGACAGCTCTACGCCTTGGGTGGTCAAGGTTTATGATGGCACGACTTCCAATGCGTTTATGGAGATTGACCCGACCGGAAATACATTTACCTTAATCAATCAGGGCGACGGTGATGCGCGCACTGAGTTAGGCAATATCGGTCAGGTGCAAGATGGAGGGTTTAATATTCTTAGCTCTGTCGCTGGCACAAATACAATAACAGGGTCACTGACTCCTGCGATTACGGCCTATGCGACGGGTATGGTTATATTTTTTACACCAGCTGCCGATAATACTGGCGCTGTTACTATTAATGTCAATAGTGTTGGTGCTAAGGCATTGCAGGTGAACGGTTCTGCACTCACTGGTGGCGAGTGTAGCACATCGTCGGTGCATGGGGTTGTTTACGATGGCACGCAATTCCAATTAATAAACCCCGCTGTTTTAGCTTCTGAATCTGTCACAGCAAGCAATCTTGATAGAACTGTCAACGCGATTGGCTCTATTGGCGGCGGCACGCAGGATATTGATCTTGATAGCGGTAGGACAGTCACAGGAACGGTGGATACAAGCACGACCACGTTCACTTTTTCTAATCCATTAAGTGGTTCGGATGCTTTTGACCTATACCTAACCAACGGCGGCTCACAAACCGTAAACTGGCCTGCTTCGGTTGACTGGGCTGGAGGCACTGCGCCGACACTAACAAGCAGTGGGTTGGATCATTTGGTGTTTACAACACCCGATGGCGGCACAACTTGGTATGGCTACGTTGCCGGATTGGATATGCAGTAATGTTGCCGTATCATAAAAAATTGTTGAGCGCTGTTGGCTCTGGTGGTGGTGGGGCGCTAGAGGTAAATGCGGTTACGTTTAACGGCAGCACGCGCCTTTTGAGGGGCGCAGACCTCACAGGACTAAGTGACGGAAAGCAAGGAACAATTAGCTTTTGGATTAAATTGGATTCTACATCTGGGCAGATGGTTTATAAGAATTTAAATGGTAGGGTAAGACTGCAATTTGGCGGTGATGGTAAAATATACTTACTTGCTGAAAACTCTTCCTCATCCTTGATTTTATTCCTAAATAGTGACACTGCTTACACACCGTCTGACGGGTGGCTCCATGTCATAGCATCTTGGGATTTGGCGGCAACGACAGCTTATCTATACGTCAATGACAGCAATGACGATGTTACGCCGACAACTGTAACAAACGATACAATAGATTACACGTCCCCTAACCATGAAATAGGCTCGGATGACGGTAGTTCTTCATTTTTAGATAGCGACCTTGCTGAGTATTATTTTGCAACAGAATATGTTGACATATCATCCGAGACTGAACGCCGTAAGTTTATAACAGCCGATGGAAAGCCAGCAGACCTTGGAGCGGACGGCTCCACGCCAACTGGCACATCACCAGTCATGTATTTATCAAATCGCCCCGGAGATAGCGCAAGCGATTTTGCAACCAACAGAGGAACAGGCGGCGACTTTAGTATAACAGGGACGCTGACCACAGCAACAACATCACCAAGCGATTAGAGGAAAATATGTACGCACTAATAGAAAACGACACAATCACACGCACAACAAACAACCTAAAGCAGGAATTTCCAAACACGTCTTTTCCGCGCCCCCTTCCTGACTCGCACGAAGGATGGGTCAAGGTTGTTGACGCTGGTGGTTCTGATTTTACCAAACGCGGCGATGTTACGCTGGTTGAGGGTGTGCCAACACAGCAATACGTTGCAGACGACGATTTAAAACAATCTTACCTCGCCACATACCGCGAGCAGAAAATCGTCGAAGGTATTACAGTAAGCGGCCTAGCTCTAGGCGGCGATGATAAAACACTTGTGCGCGTGGCAGGAGCAAGAATCAAGGCCGATGCAGACAGCACTTTTACAACCAAGTGGGCTGGTACAACAACGCTGAATGCCACACAAATCATTGCAGCAAGTGAGGCACTATTGGCGCATGTCGATAAGTGCTTTGAGGCATACGGGGTTGTGTTGGGTGATATAGATGATTACTCAACCAAAGCAGAAGTAGAAACCGCGTTTGATAACGCATACAACAACTAGGAGAACGACTATGAAACTATTTGACGGTGGAATGCTATTTATTATCAGCCTTATTATTTTTGCGAAGCTGGTTGCTGTTCCTTTGGAGCAGGCCGCAGATGCAAAAGGTAATGTCACAAAAGAAGCCTACGTCCAAGCGATTGGCCCTGTTGAAGGGTTAGATTACGAGAAGTTAAACAAGTGATGATTGACCCCCAAGAATTTGGCAGATTATGCGGAAACGTTGAAAGCATCTTAGAGCATGTCAAGGAAAACAAAGCAAGGCTTGATACCGTTGAGGATAAGGTCGAAGGCATTCAGCGTTGGCAGGCCTATATTATTGGGGGGTTTACCGCTGTAGGCGGTATTCTTGGGGCGTTCATGACAAAAGCCTCTGATGTCATGCACAAGATTTTTTGATTGTTTTCCAAATATATGCTATAAGGGTGTCACTGCGTAACTGCGTTTAACCATAACGAAAGCGCTATATGAGCCAGCCTTATCCAGAAAGTTTCAAGCTTAAGTCTGTTCAGGACTATATAGATTCCGGCCTATCGCAAGAGGATTTTTCATCGCAAATTGGCATTGGTAGTGCCACCCTATTTAGGTGGGTAAAAAAATACAAGCCACAAATAGAATATAATGTCGGAGAATTGGAATCTTTAAAAGGGGTTTCGACTCTTTATGATTCTGATGGGAATGTAAAACAACGATGGGTCAAGACCAGTGTTGCGCTTGAAGAACAGCAAGAAAGGTTTGAATCTTTTCTTGAAAGCCTGACTAAAGACATCAAGCCAGTTAAGCCGAAAACTTTTAAAAAGCCTGTTCGCGATTTGCTGATGACGGATTACATTATCAGCGATTTTCATTTAGGTCAGTATTCGGACGCATTTGAGACTGGCAATAAGTGGGATCTGGATACAGCGCACGATGTTTTATTAGATTACATGCAGGAGGCCATAGACAGC